GAGACTATCAAGAATTTCAATTAGTAATTCTTCTTTATTCATTTTATTCCTTTATTAGTTCGATAAACTTATCCAGAGGGATAGCTACCATTGGTTTCTTTCTATTTTTTTTTACTACTATAGCTGGACTTACCTCATCTTTACAATTAGCTTCACACTGCTCTACTGTTGCCCAAAAGCTTAGTCTTTCTACATTCTTACATTCAAAGCTGTAAGGAATCTTCCTACGAGCAGCAGGGGAAAGCACAATGTCTTCCCCCGGCATACCCATAGTTTGGCTCTTTACATCATCTTCTTCGAGAGAAGGAAACGCTACCCTTAACTCATCTCTTAAAAGATTCTGTAATTTTCTCCCCTTAGCTTTAGAATACCTGGGGTTAGGCATTAATTACCTCCAAATAGCTCTTCTAAGCTCTTTTCTTGTTTTCCTCTTCTATGTGGAGGTGTTTCTTCTTCGATAGGATCGTCAAATGCTATTGAAATCATATCTTGATTGTTCTTATCTTTTTTTATCCAACCAGCTAATTCTACTTCATGTCCTCTGATTGTAGCTTTCCCTCTAAAGAAAGGCTCATTGTCTTTTTTCTTGTATTTATTCTTCCAAAGAATGCCACTACCTATGTTTTGAAATATCTTCTTTGGTTTATCATTGTAACTCATCTGTATCCTTCTTATCTATTATGTTAATTAACAGTGTTTCGTCTTTTTTGTCATATCCAGAACTTGGATCTGATCCTTCGTCTCAATTAGCTGCAAAGCCACAGTTATTACATTTATAATGACATTGTAAAACTGCTACTTCAAAGCCACATATCATACAATTAGCTTTCATTTATAAGCTCCTTTATTTTTAAGCCTACAGCTTGTACTACAGGCACACTAACTGCATTACCACATTGTTTATATCTTTGACTATCAGATATATCTACAATCTTATCTCCATCTGCACCTTTCATAGTCCAGTGGTCTGGAAATCCTTGTAATCTTTCACATTCTAAAGGTGTAAGTCTTCTCATAGATGATTTAATTTCAAGAGCTTGAGAATTGCCTGTATCTAAACAATAAGTATTTCCATCATCTCTTGATAGAGGACCAGTTCCTCCTTTAGTAGGATCACCACTTCTTGGTTGAGTAGAATGCATAACAAGACCTCCCATTCTTGAAGGTTCTGTTTCAGATGTTGCACTACTTGTAAGGCAAGGTGCATTATTATCTTTTCTAATTCTTATACCCTCATCAGTTCTATAATCAGCTATATAAGTTCCATCATTAGGTATTCTTGCATATCCAGCTATTAAAGTTCCTGTATGTTTATTGGTTCTGTTTTCCTTTCTGAGCTTGTTACTCTGTTGAAAGCTTTTTGTGATAGGAAATATTTTTGATCCACTTCTTTTGTCTCTAAGATGTCCAACAATGTAGATTCTCTCTCTATTTTGGGGTAGAAACCACTTAGTATTGAGTAGCTGGCATTCAATGGTATAATCAAGGTCGGTAAGAACTCTGTAGATAGTATTAAATGTGAGTCCACTGTCGTGGTTAAGTAAGCCTTTAACATTTTCGAGTATAAAGTATGGGATTGGTTTCCCAAGCTCTCTGAAATATCTGAGAAGGCGTGCGATTTCAAAAAATAAAGTACCTCTGGTGTCATCGAAGCCTTTTCTGTGTCCAGCCATGCTGAATGCTTGGCATGGAAATCCTCCACAAAGGATGTCAATGTCTTCTGGTAAGTCTCTTGGTTGAATAGCTGTAACATTTCCTAATTTCTCCGCTGTTTTAAAGTTGTATTTATATACTTGTTGAGCATATTTATCTATATCAGAATATCCCACCCAGTCAAATTTAAATCCTGCTCTTTCAAGACCTTTGTGAAATCCTCCAATCCCACTAAACAGGTCTAATAGTTTCATTTTACTTTTTCCTTTCATGTTTTTTTCTTGAAAACTTTTTAACTAACTTACAAGCTTCACATCTACAGCCTCTATCATACCAAGTTCTGCTTGGATAATGACCTTCTTCATCTTCTCTGTTGCCTATTCTTTTTTCATACTTAACTCTACCTAACTTAGTAGTTTGTCTTGCTGATGCTGAATTACAAGCTTTATGAGAAAATGCAATATTACCCATATCCCAAAATAATCTGGTATCTTCATCAAGCCAAGGCTTCTTATGTTCTATTGAATAATCATCTACATCTACTATAAGTTTATTACATTGATAGCATTCATCAAGTTTAAGTCTTTGAATAAGCATAAACATTATTTTTCTACGAAGTCTGTTTTGAGCTGTGGAATGGTTCATCCCAAGTTGTTTGCTTTTCTTCTTATTACTTTTATCACTCGGCATATATAGAGAGGTTAGCTATGAGGTAGATGGTATGTAGTGTAGTGTGGTTGCCAACCTCTCATATATATATCCTTATTAAGCTGCTATACTAAGACATCCATCAACCCATTGTTTATTATGGTTAAAGTCTGAAATAGTTTGTTTCTTATTATGCCAAAACACATCTGTTCCAGCATTCATAAGATCCCAAGCAGTTCTTTCGTTGTATTCTTCGTTAGTTAGGAAATTGTCAAAAGCCTTACCAAAGACTCCTGTTCCCATTGAAGAGAAAGCTGTTCTTCTCGCATTTGCAAGATCACTTACTCTTACATAATGGTTAGGTAATTTACTGCATTTAGTAGCAAATTCTTTAACACTATCTTCAGCTGTATACAAAACTTCTAAAGTTTTTCCTACTTCATTTTTCCAGTCTTTATTATTTATATCATGCTTAAATACATATTCACCAAACTCATGTTTAGATGTCATACCATTTGTACAAGCTAATCTATAAGCAAATAAAGCCATTCTACCTGAAATACTGCCATCATAAGAGTTCCACATACCAACTCCTATACCTAAGTTATCACCTTCTCTAACTTCTGCATCTATTTCTTCAACACATTTCCAGCTCTTAAAGAATTGTTTACCATTCCAAAACTCTTTTTCTTCTTGAAATGTAAAAGCAGATCCTGACATAACATCATCTGCCATCTGTACCATAATTTTATTAGGTACAAGAAGATAGTCTGAAGATACTATACCTACTTCATTCCATTTAGGTACATTATCTTTATCTACACCTTCTATCTTAACACCATAAGCTTTTGATTTCATTCCTGCACCATAAGCTAATTGTTCTTTTTGTATATCTGCATATGGTGATGTATTCTTTAAGTTCATTATTTTAACCCTTTCGCGTATTTATTTGTAGCTATATTAGCACCTGGTATCTTTTTACCTTGCTTCATATCAGCTAACATTCGTTTTTTGTCTAGCTTCTTAGTAATCACTTCTATCCAATAAGTCTCTGGAACTTTACTTTCATCTATAATATCTACAGATTTAGATTCCATAACTTTTAACGGATTGAAAACTGAATGTTTTGGAAGCTTGCCTGTTTTTTCTGACACTTCTATCATAGTATTCTTCATCCACTTTTGTGAATTTTGTCTTACTTTTTTTAGCTTTTGTATTTTAGATATATATTCATCTGCTAAATCTATATCTGCTTGTGTAGCTTTAAACCAAGTCCATAATCCATCTTCTTTTTTACCTAACTCATAAAACAAGACTTCAAGCTTTTTTTCTATCTCTTCTTCTGTTGCAAACAAATCTGTATTAGCTGTTGCAATTTCTGATGTTAATTCAAATATATTCATGATATAATCATTCTTTCTCTGTTTACTTTATTCATTTTTTCTAACTTACAATTTTTAGGTTCTAAGAAAATACTTATACCCTCTTTTTCTCTATTAGCTACTGTATCTAACTTTAAATATTCTATTAATCCTTTAGAATTTTTCTTAGGCACTATAGATAATAGTTTATTAGCAGTATAAGCTATTCTTGCACTACCTCTTGCAGCTGCAATAGCAGGTACACCATATTTTTTATTCATAGATTCTTTAGTCATCTCTGAAATAGCAAACACAATGATATTATTCCTTATAGCAACTTCTTTTAAAGCTCCCATAATCTCTTCCATCTTACTATTCATATCTTTGTTATTGCTTTCCATCAAACCTATATGATCTACAATAATTATTTCAGGTTTTTCTGACATAGCAGTTAGTCTTTTCTCAAGCTCAAAAGGAAAACAAGGTTTATAGTCTATCATAAGCCAGTTATCATTATAGCCAGATCTAATACCATTTTTTAAATCTGATTCTACTTGTTCATAACTTTTTCCTTCTTTC